TAAGTTATACATAAACAAAAGACAAATAATATTTTATTAAGTGGTTGAACCAGTCATCCAATTATAAGCTCTTTTTTTAAGTTTTCTAACTGGATGTAAATCATCTTCTAGTAATGATTCTCGTTTTGTTCTTGTACTCTTAGGAGCTTTGGCAAAGTAGTCTGCATAGTATAACGCATCCATTACATCGTCATTTCTAGGTTTTGGATGCTCAAAGAACTCGTCTACTAATTCTGTCATTTCTCTTCTTATGTATAACTTCTTAGAGTTGACAATAACACCTAAGCTTGTCTCAAGCCTATCTTGCTTTTTAATCCTAGCTGGTGGTTTAACCCCTTTAAAGATTCCGGGCATCAGTCTTTTTTCAGTAGCAGACATTCTTGTTACCATATCTCTAACCATTTCCTGTGCCGCTACGGTTTCTATAGTGACTCTCCTTACTGGAGTATATTTATTTGCTAATCTTATAATTTCTTTTGGAACATCAAAGGTTGGTATTCTTTCTCTAAAGTATTCTAGGACATATCTATTTTTATTGGAATCAATCGCCATTACAAGTATAACTTGAAAGTCAGATGTTTCCGATGCTGTCGCTGCTAAATCCACCCCTAGGTAAATGTTTATTGGAATAGCATCTTCACCGTCTATGAGGTAATTAAATTTGTTTCTACATTCTACTTTACCACTGAAATATTGTATTCGATCTATCTTAAACGATGCATTAGAGATATCCCTCGCATCATTCATGTATTCTTGTGCAAACTTATTAACAAGCCCAGCTTCAATAAACTCTCTTTTCTTTGCTGCTAACTTCTTTAGAGAGAATTGGTCTTTCCAAATAGACTTACCGTCTTCTATTGCTCGTTTAAAAGTAACCGCCCAAGGATATGTTCTACCTTCGTCTTGAGCTTTTTTGTTTCCGTCTACTACCGCTTGCAAAAAGCTATCAAAATGAACTATCGTTCCCGCTAACCATATCCATCCTTCTCTTCCCGGGGTTTCCTCTAGTGCGGGATACACTGTTGATACGATCCATTTTTTAATATCTGCTCTACGCTCTGGTGTTTTTGTATTTAATTCTGATTCAAAGTCATCTAAGATGATACCAGTATAACGAACATCTACTTCTGCTCTACCTCTAAGTCTTTGTGAAGTACCTTTTGCAATTAATCTGTCCCCTTTAGGTGTAACAATATCTTTTTCTGTCCAACGCTTTCCCGCTGCACCTCCATCTAGATTACCGAAGTAATAACGAAGACGCTTATTCATTTCAAAATGATTGCGTAAATACTTTAAGTGGTCAATAGACTGACTTTGTTCTTCGGATACCCATGCAATAAAGTGCTGCTCATCATCTTGGGCAAACACAAGCTTATGCATAATAGCTGCTTTCGACAATATAGACTTACCAAACCCCCTAGGCATAATGATACAGCTACGACTACCGGGTTTAGAGGATATTAGTTTATCTGCTACATCAAAGTGAAATGCTGGTGACTTAGATTTTTTAAGAAAGTCATTTGGTAGGAAAGCTCTTCCAAAGTAAATAAGACTTTTATAGGACTTGGCTAATACCTCATCCCTGTCTTTCATTTCAGATGGAGATGGGTTAATATTAAAATTATCCATTATTTACGTTATTTAGACTCTTTAGTTGTAAATGCTATGTTATATCGATTGTTACCTAGTTTGATTGATTTAGGTACTGTATAGCTCCAAACAGAGCTAGTCTGTGTATCCCAATACCTATCATTAACTACTACTGCTTGTATTACCACTTGTTAATTCCTTTTTCTTACCTGTTAACATCCCTTGCTCAAATGCTTGTAACTTTTCTTTACTAAATCCAGTAAACTCTTGTATCAGTGCAATAGACTCTGACTTCTTATCTGTGTTTAACAAACCTGATATCTTCATTAATGTTTCTAGTGCTCTTAATTTATCGCCATCTCTTACTTCAACTTTATCGACAACGCTCTTTGTGCTTTCTAATAAGTATCTTTTTGTAATACCTACGTCTGCCATTAACTCTTCTATTTCTTTATCCACTTGATTCCTCACTGTTTTGCTCTTAAGTAGTAATGTTGATTTTCGCTTAGCTGCTTCTGTATCTGTTGTCTTGGGATATGCTTTTATATAAGCACTCTCAGGATCTAAGCCCATTGCAATGTATTTAGAAAACATTCTCTTCTCTCTAGTCATGCCGCCTTTTACTCTAGAATCATAACTATTCTTTTTTACAAATCTATAAATAGAATCTTTTATTGTCCCATGAAGCTTTGTTTTCTTCTTTACATTGAACATACCAATGATTGTGCGGATATAACCATCTGTTGTGTTATTTCCTTTCATATACCCTTTCTTAAGGACTTGGACTATCTTACCGTCATCGGAATGACACCACTGGTTCTCTTCAGCTTCTTTCCAATTCTTTAGAATAGGCTCTGTAGGATGTGCTGTACGAAACTCTTCTTCGCTTTCGTAAGCATAATGGACAACACCTTTGACTGTACGCTGTAACGCCAAACTAGTTGGGTTGGTTAAGGTTGTATTCGTCCATTTCTATTATTTGTAGCTCTGGCATATTATTCATTCTATATACTAATTCTGCAATTAATCCTACGTTTCTACCAGACGGCTCTATAATGTCTAGTATTTTTAATTCATTTGATATTTCTCTACACCGCTCTAGGTTAGTATAAATGTCTTTTATCTCGTAATCACCGTATATTGCTCTCTCAAGCATTGTTATCTCTCTATCCATATTAAAATTTAATAAAAACTTGACAAGTTGCAACTATATATAATAATATTATCTATCCCCCCTTTATTTAGTCCGTTGGATTTATAGTAGTACTATAGTATATATAGTATATAGTATATATAGTATATAGTATCTGTTATATATATATTATATATAATATATATTATATATATATAGTATATAGTATATATAGTATATAGTAAGTAGTATATATAGTACCCGCTTTTTTTTATGTAGTACCCGCCCCGCAATAGATCCTAGATAACACCATAGTAAACTTCAGAAAATTTTAAAAAAAATATTTTAGTATGTGTCTTTCTCTTTTATTACTAGGGGATACCCCCCTTAACCCTTTTAAGATTAGGTTTCTTGGGTTGAAAAAAGTAAAAATAATGTATAGCTAAAGCTATCCTTCTTTATAAAAGATTAACTAATAATGTATAGCTAAAGCTATCCATATCTATGACGTCGCAAAAATAAATTACGTCGCAGTTTTTTATTTATTGTAGGATTGAATTTTAAGGTGGGTAGCTTGGGCTATACAGTGATAACCCAAGCCATGTGAGGATAGTTACTAGTTAGCTGAGTTCAAGTCTAATGTGTATTGATTCTCATCTACTTTAATTTCAGGAGATAAGATGTCGTTTGCAAAAGCAATACAACTATCTACAATCTTACCATTGTTATCAAAGTCAGCTTTCTTCACTTTGTCTCTATGAGTGGTAATATAAGTTCCAGCCTGAGCTAAACCGAATAATGTCTGATTACCATCAGCTAGGTATTTAGTCATCATCTGACCGAAGACGCCATCACCTAAAGATTTAACATCAAGATACTTATTCCTGTAAAGAGCTAACATATCTGTATCTACATCAATAGCTAATTTGTTAATATTAGCCTCCATAGTATTCATAAATGTATCACTACCTTTACCTACCATTGCCTGAGCAAAAGCAATAACCTGACTGTCCCAATCAATATTACTTTGCCTATGAGCAAAAGAGATAGAGTTAGTAAGGTTCTTAGATATCCAACCGTTTTCACATTCTAGTATCCTAGCGTATCTCATAAAAGCAGCCTTTAAACTTCCATCATAACTGTTGGTAACTTCATAGACTTCTTCAAGAGTAGCTCCAACACTAGCTAGTGCCCTGCTAGTATGAGGCTTTACCCAAGATTCCCTAAACTGTGAGCCGTTACACCATATAGATTGCAACTTCCAATCACCATCTACTTTTGCTCTAGCCTCAGCGAACCTATTAGATAATGTCTTATTATCTATTATAAGATATTGCTCAGATACCTCACCTAGAGATTTTTTCTTATCATCCTCAAAATAGATATTATACTTACCAAAGTGATATCCTGTTTCTTTATCTACCTGTGGAACTTTAGTAACTTCTCTGAATGGATTAATCTTACCTGCTGTATTATCTTTTCTAGATTGTTCTAATACTTCAGAACCTTGTGAGATTGCTGAAGATATATCTATTGTAGAATTTATCTCCATCTCAGGATTAAGGTTAGATTCTGTAATATTACTATCATTGTTAACTACTTGTAAATTGCTCATATTCTGAGTCCTTTCGTTTTTT